AGGTGGTGGAGGAGCAGGAGGTACAGGATCACCTGGAGGCACTAATGGTTCAAATTCGGTTTTCTCAACTATTACTTCAGCGGGCGGAGGAAAGGGAGGAGAACAAGGAGGTGACGGTGGTTCAGGTGGCGGAAATTGTAGTTCAACACCAACCACAAACGGTGCTGGAAATACACCACCAGTAAGTCCACCACAAGGTAATCCTGGCGGTTTAAGACAATCAACTGGAACTACTTTCTCAGGTGGTGGTGGAGGTGGAGCAGCAGCAGCGGGACAAAATAGTTCAAATCCATCGGGTGGAGACGGAGGTTCAGGTTCTTATGTAGTAAGTTCAGGTTTTGCAGGTTGTAATGGAGAAGCAGGTCCTGTATCTGGAGCAAGATATTTTTCTGGAGGTGGAGGTGGAGGCGGACAACCTTACACATCACCTTATGCGGTTCAAGGTGCTCCAGGAGTAGGAGGCGGAGGAGTAAGTAGAATAGCCTGCACTCCAACAGATGAAACTAAACCAGGTACAGCAAATACAGGTGGTGGTGGTGCGGGTGGCGCAGGGTCACCAAGTACAGGTGGTGCTGGTGGTAAAGGGATTGTTATAATTAGATACAAATTTCAATAGAGAAACATTATAAATAGTATAAAAGAGAGTTAAATGTCAATAGATAAAATAGGTTCAGCAGCGATAACAGATTGTACGGTAGTAGCCGCAGATATAGCGCCAGGTACAATAACTAACGCAAAACTAGCGGGTAGTATCGCTAACGCAAAACTAGCAAATTCAAGTGTCACGGTCAATGGCTCATCAGTTTCTTTAGGTGCCTCAGGTTCAGTACCTGCAGTATCATGGCAATCAGTTGTCACATCTGATGGTAGTACGGTCACTACAATGTCAGCGGGTGAAGGTTATTTCATTGATAATACAAGTGCCGCTGGTATAGTTAAGTTACCGACATCAGCGAGTGCTGGTGATACAATCTCAATCAAAGATTACGGTGCTAACTTTGGTACAAATAATTTAACGATACAAAGAAACGGACACAAAATTCAAGGTAACGCTGAAAATTCAACTATAACCACAGATAGAGCGAGTTTAACATTAGTTTATGTTGATTCCACAAAAGGTTGGTTATATTCAAATGAATCAAACCCTGGTCAATTTAATCCTATATTCATGGCGGCGACAGGTGGTACCGTAACAGAATCAGGTAATTTCAAAATACACACATTTACAGGTGATGGTTGTTTCGTGGTTTCACAATTAGGTGGTGGAGCAACCCCTAGTGATGAAGCAAATAAAGTTTCTTACATAGTTGTCGCTGGTGGCGCAGGCGGAGGTACCGCAGCCGCAGCAGGTGGTGGGGGCGCTGGTGGTTTTAGAGAGGGTATAGTATGTTCCTCTGATTATACTGCTTCGCCTTTAGCAACAACAGGTTTAACGGTCACTGCAGCAACTTTTCCTATAACGGTAGGCGCTGGTGGTACTGGCGCTGGTAATAGTAGACCTGAGGGATTTGATAACACAGCAGGTTCAACATCAACATTTTCAACTATATCATCAGCGGGTGGTGGAAAAGGTGGTGGTTTTCCAAGTCAAAATGGTGTAGCGGGAGGATCAGGTGGTGGTGGTGCTAATGGACCCTTCGGAACATCAGGCGCTGGTAACACTCCACCCGTAAGTCCACCTCAAGGTAATGCTGGTGGCGCGGCTCACCCTACCACTGGTAGTGGAGCGGGCGGTGGTGGAGCCACACAGATAGGTCAACCAAAACCTACAGATCACGGAGGCGCTGGTGGTGCTGGAGCAACAACAAGTATTAATGGTTCAGCAACAACTTTCGCTGGCGGTGGTGGTGGATCAGGAAGTCAAAATGGTGGTTGTGGAGGAGCAGGCGGAGGTGGCGCTGGAAGTAATGAACCTAATCCTCAACCAGTTGATAAAGCTGAAAACGGAACAGCGAACACAGGTGGTGGAGGTGGAGCATTAAGATGTGCCCCTGTACCTAGTGCTTATACTGCACCTGGCGGAGGTTCAGGAACTGGTGGAAAAGGAATTGTAATCATACGATACAAATTTCAGTAGTTTTAAAACCGTTATATATATTATTGTGAACAAGAGGAATATAAAATGAATCTGGCAAACTATTATTACTACTTTCAATCTGCGTTATCCCCTAGGTTATGTGATGACATAATTAGGCACGGCACACAAAATCAAACACAAATGGCTATCACAGGTGGTTCTGATGCAGAAGATAGTCGAAAAGCTGATGGTAGTCTAAAAAAATCAGTTATCAAAAATATTCAAAAGAAAAGAAAATCTGATATTACTTGGTTAAACGATAGATGGATTTATAATGAGATACACCCATACATACATCAAGCAAATAAAGCAGCAGGTTGGAATTTCCAATGGGACTGGTCAGAATCTTGTCAATTTACAAAATATGGTGTAGGTCAATTCTATGGTTGGCATACCGATAGTTGGGTTAAACCTTACAAAAGAAAACAGAATGATGATGGCACTTGGCCAGAAGAAAACGGTAAGATAAGAAAATTATCTGTCACTGTTTCTTTAAACGACCCATCTGAATATGAGGGTGGTAATTTAGAGTTTGATTTTAGACAAGACCACGACTTTGAAAGAAATAGAAAAAATCATATTAAAGAGTGTACAGAAATTAGACCAAGAGGAAGTATCATAGTATTTCCAAGTTTCGTGTGGCACAGAGTAAATCCTGTAACTAAAGGAACAAGGTATTCGTTAGTGATGTGGAATTTAGGATGGCCTTTTAAATAATGTATATATATGTGAAATGGAGAAAAAAATGGCAGTAACGACTAACAAAGAAATAATGAATACAGAGTGGTATTTTTCAACACCAATCTATTCTATAATGAAACCAGAGTGGTTATCATCATCAATCAAGGCGACAGATAAATTTATAGATCAGGCTTATAAAAGAGAGAAACCTAAATTAAAAGAGAGAAAAAAGTTTTTAGGTAATAAAGATTATTTAAAAGTAAAAGACCATGGCATGAGTTATCACTCAACACCCTTAAATGGTGACCCAGGTCTAAAAGAATTAGAACAATATATTGGCGCAACATCATTTAACTTGATGACTGAGTGGGGTTACAACATGGAAAAATATACTATGTTCTACACAGAGTTCTGGGTACAAGAGTTTTCTAAAAATGGTGGTGGTCACCACAGCACTCATGTTCATTGGGACAATCACATATCAGGTTTTTACTTTTTAAAGTGTTCAGATAAAACATCTTACCCAGTAATGCATGATCCAAGGGCAGGTGCGATGATGACAAAATTACCACAAAAAGATGGTAGTAAAATATCACCTATGTCAGATCAAATACATTATAAACCTAAACCAGGTATGTTAGTATTTTTCCCTGCTTACGTGCCACATGAATTTGCCGTTGATAGTGGTGTTGATGATTTTAGATTTATACACTTTAACTTACAGGCAGTTAGAAATGATATTGTAGGTGCGGCGAGAGGAATGAAGTAATGTCAAAAGCTAAATTTAAAAAAAATCACTTTTTAGTTATCAAACAAGCGATTGATCCTAAGGTCGCTGAGTTTGTTTACAATTACTTTTTAATGAAAAGACAGGTAACAAAAACCCTTTTAGATTTTAAATATATTAATCCTTATGTAAGTGAACACGGCACTTGGTCTGATCAACAAGTCCCTAACACTTACTCTCACTACGCAGATTTGGCAATGGAAACTTTATTACTTGCCGTTCAACCAAAAATGGAAAAACTTACAGGAATAAAATTAAATCCTACTTATTCATATGCACGTATCTATAAAATGGGTGATGTATTACATAGACACAAAGATAGATTTAGTTGCGAGATTTCTACGACAATGAATCTAGGTGGTGATGAATGGCCGATCTATTTAGAGGCAAAGAAAAATGTTGGACTACCAGATGATGGTTTTCCAGCAAAATCTAATAATAAAGGTCAAAAAATTGTATTGAAACCTGGCGATATGTTAGTTTATAAAGGTATGATACTTGAACATTGGCGAGAAGCGTTTATTGGAAAAGATTGCGCTCAAGTTTTCTTACACTACAATAATCAATTTTCACCTGGCGCAGATGATAATATATTTGATACGAGACCACATCTTGGTCTACCATCATGGTTTAAAGGTAGAAAAATAAACTCATAAATATTAATATGAGTAAATTAGAAGAAAAGGTTAATGAAATTTTAGGTATAGATAAGCCTGAACCTAAAAAAGAAATAGTCAAACAAGAATTTAAACCAGCGGTACCTCGTAGAGAAGACGATAAAAAAGAAGACGTAGATAACGACTACAAATATAGTAGAGAAAATTATTACAATCTAATTGAAAGAGGACAAGAGGCGATTGAAGGTATATTAGATATTGCCAGAGAGGGTCAACACCCTAGAGCGTATGAAGTCGCTGGTCAATTAATTGGTCA